TGAGGTCAGTAAGACTCGTGTTACCAAACACACTTGCCATAGGATCTTGTATAGAAGCGCTAAGCCCCCCAACAGGGTTAACTGCTTTTTCTTGCGCATGGATTAAATCTTTAACCATGTTATAAGTTGGTCCACCAGTTTGTTCATATTCCATAGCCTGCTTGATATAAGCTCCAGCAGCTAATGGTTCTGTTGCAATATGTGGTGAAAAATGCCATAAGGAATCCCAATATTTCCTTACTAGTATTTGATCCTCATCTAAAAGATCAGGATGTAAACCAACCATCGCTTGATAAGCGGGCTCTTTCTCCTTATCTAACTGTTTATTTTCTAAATAGTCTAAACCCTTACCTAAGCCGTAAGAGCTTAAACCAAATATTGGTGCAGCTAATGCAAGAGCTCCCACAGTTTTATATATGTTTGCTTCTTTTGTAAAAAGACCATTAAGTTCTTCTTTAAATGCTGCCATTTTAATCAAGGTAGTATCTTCCAACTTACCTTGTTTATATAATTCTGTATATTTTTTGGTTGCTGACATAAATATCTCCTTAATATATTGCGTTAGGATTATTTAAATTCATGGGATGGTTTTCTACATAACCTTTAGTTTTACCAGACCCATATCCTACAGCAGCGGCCGCTGGCATGCCTATAGATGCTACTGGGTGTTTACCCATAAATCTTAAACCGGACTTACCAGTCCTACCAACTATCCCAAATAAATCTTTAATAACTTTCCAAACATCACCTACAATTGGTATTCTACCACCTGCGGCTGTTTTAACAATCTTATCTAATTGATCTAATTCTGTTTTAACTTGCTTTGAATCTAAATATCTATCTTTAATAGAAGCTAGCTTTTCAACCTGAACTACAATAGGGTGCTTTTTATTAACAACACCTAAAGACGATGCTTGTTTATTAAAATCACAAGCTGGAGCTTCCTTTCTTAACCTATCTTCATAAGCATTAAATAACAAATTAGTAAAATTACTAGATGATACTTTAACAGCAGCTTCCTTAATAGTTTGGTAAGGAGCCCCCTGTAAAGCAGATTGTTTAATAACATTGTAAAGTAAATCAGACTCAACATTAAAATTAGCATCTAATTCATGTAAGTAATCATCTACCTTACGAGATAAACCACTTAGTTTTTGATGTGCTTTCTTTAATAAACCACTAGGAACTAAGCCGTCATTTGCTCTTGCTGTCTCAGCAGCAGTTTTAAAAAATTGAAAATCGTCGTGAGTAATAACTGGTATATAATCAGCCGCTACCTTCTCACGTTGTATATTGTTATGGAATGCGGCCACCTTCTCAGAAACTGACATTGAAGCAGCTGGAGTAAATTCAATATATTTATCGTCATTAACATCGTTTAACGACAAATAAGTCTCAACATTAGCAGATTCAACAACTCGGTTAATCTGTTCACGATTAAGACCATACTGTTCAGCTAGCTTCACACAAGAGTTGTTTAAATCAACATTCTCTTCTACGAAAGCTTTGGAGGCAGTTTTTCCCATTAATTCTAAATCATTCTTCGAATACATATGTGTATAATATAGTTATCTAAATGCCGCTTGTCAAGAATTATTTAAAAGATCTCTGATTCTACTCTTGTCGCATATTCAGCAGTAATTCCGCCATATATTAAAGAGTGGAAAAAGTCATCAGTATCATCGTTAACATACCTCATTGTTCCTTTCTCCTCATTATACTCAATATGTATACTAAGTATATCTTGGGCAAAAGGTTCAAAGTCAGTTCAGCACGGAAACTCTATTCTCCTTTGTTTTATTTTTGTAAAAAAGTCAGTCATCACACTAGTTCTACTTAAAGTGTAGGCTGGTAACTTTGCATTATATTGCATTTTCTCTTTTTGAGTAGGTACATGTTGATAAGAAATTACCTTCTCAAAACCAATTCGTTTTCTAATTTCTGCAGTTGGAGCTTCTCCTAATCCAAAGTCAGCTCCGATAATATCACAATTAAATCTCTTTCTAAGTACAGGAATATAATCGTGAATGTGAGTATAACTAGCTTCTGCACCTAAAAACTTCTTAGCAAAAAGAACTGTTAACATATCTTTAACTGGATTAAATCTCATAACAGCCATAACTGTATTTGATTTAGTTGAATTAACAGGGCCATAATCTAAACCCATATAAGAGCGTTCACCAATAACATACATGGGAGGGTTATCCTCACTGGCCATAGGACCTCCAGTACAGCACGCTTTAATATCTTCTTCAGTAACTGGTATAACACCAGAATCATACTCTAATCCTAATACTTCATTATAAAAAGCAGCCTCTGAGTTTTCTTCCCTGTATAATAACACATCTTTTTTCCACTCTACCCAGGGGGCTTTGTCAAACATTAATACATTAATTTTAAAGCCTTGTCTTGTACCATCATATGCTTCATTGTTCATCACCCACTCACCATTACTGACATCCAAAGGTTTTCCACATGCTCTACATATAGTCCCATGATTTCCTACGCACTTCTCATCTAGTACATTCCACTTTTTACACCCTGTTTGCAAGCATTTAACCATTCACTCATTCTGACTAGAAGACTTTCATAATTTTCCTAAAGTACCCTTACTAGTTTTGGGAGTGCCAGAATACATAATTCATTTGTACATAGAACGAGCCATAGCCATATTAGCTACAGGCATTATATCCATAACAAGATCTTGAGCCTCGTCATAAAATAAAGCATCGGTAGAATAACCCCTCAACCTATCTGCTGATAATAAAGCGTATCTTAAATACATTCTAGATCCGTTAAGCAATTGTTTCATAAATACGTTCTGTACTAGACTAGAATTCATATAATTTCGTTTAATAAAGGGGGATCCTTCTAATACTGGGTTAACTCTATCATGAGAAAACACCTTAGTCTGATCTACGGTGGGACTAATAAACATAGTTCTAAACCCAGGAATCATTATAGAATTAGCTACCATAGTCATAGCTAATGTTGTGGATTTCCCAACCTGCCTAGAAGTTTTTAAAACAATTTCCTGTTGATTATCATTATCATATATAGCTCTCATATGAGGGTAATCTTTTAAGGAAAATGGTTGACCATTCAACCTAAACAACTTTTCTGCAAGCTGTGATCTTGTTAAAGCATACTTGTGCATAGGCTTACCTTCTTCGTCTTTTGCTACGGCGTCTTCGTATTTTCTCTTTAAATTTCTTTAGCTCCCTAGCATCTAGGAAGTGCTCTCTCTTCTTCAGTTCGTCATACATTCCTGAATTCATTACTTTTTTTGAAAATTGTTTTAATACTCTTTCGAAATTATCTCCTTTTTTTAATTTAACATAAACTCCCATTAGTCTTTAAATTGGTTTTCAATAGTGTGAAGGATATCTCCAAGCTGTCCATGTTCAACAGCTTTATACATAATATTTTGATAGGATTCCCTTGGAATTCCTCAACGACTCTCATAAACATACTTACGTTCATCATCTAAGGACGTTCAGTAGCGCAACATCTCCATTATATCTTCTTCTATAGCAGCCCTACGACTTTTATATTCTGCTATATCTTCTTTTTTTAACTTATCAAGCCCTTTAATATTTTCTAATAAGTGCTTAGTATGAGTTTGTATAAACCCAGAAACTTGACTAGCCAGTGCTAACTCTAGTTTAAACTGCTCTTCAGGATCTCTAATTTCATCCAGTGTTTTTGGATACTTATCTCATCTACTATCCGATATATTGTATACGCCATTACGGGCTCCCCTGTAGGATGGCTTTGGTTTATATGCCAAAGGGAAAAAGTTAAGAGTGTGCTTCGTAGTCATATACGGTAAGCCACGTGCGGTTAACTTAAAGTTCTTATGCCAAAGTTCTCTATCCTGACTTGGCTGTAAATACACATTTATATCTATATCGGATGTATCTTTATATTGTAACCCTGCCATAGACCCCAAAAGAAATACTTTATGTACGTACTCTTCTGGGATTAAATTATAAAGAGTTTCTAAAATGTACTCTTTAGCTACGGGCTTAAGTAGGTTATTCTCATCTCAAAGATGAAAACTTAGACTGGCTTTAGGTGGATCTAGTAAGGACACTAATTCAGCTCGCTTAGCTTCTTGACCTCAGTCTCTATCTTTTTTTTCTTTAGAGATAGAGGGCCGTCCTCCACATCAGATTTTATTTCATTACTTGGTCTTTTGTCATCTAATGATACACCTTTGAGTGCAAAGGAAATATCATTAAACATATCGCTTTTATCATTTGATTCTTTTTCAATTTTATCTAATCTTTCTGATATACGTATAGCTAAAGCTCCAAACTTATTAGCCATATCTGGATTTCTTGCTAAATATTCTTTAAAGTTATAGTAGGAATCTGAAAACATTTCTCTTAACATGTTATCAAAAGACTTGTCAGGAGCAACTCCCAATTTCCACATTAGATAACTTTTATCTCCCTGCAATGCTAATTCATAAAATGACCTTAAGTCATGATCAGTAACTAAACCTATATAATCTTTTTTCTCTTGGTAGGTCCATTCATCTACAGTAAAAAAGTATCTTAAAAACATATCTACGTCAGTAGACGCATATTCAACATCATATTTTCCATTTAAAATTAATTCTATGTCTTCAGCACCAACATTACCTAACGCTAAAGAACTTAAAAGTCTATACATAAG